CAGACAAACAGCTAGAACAAAAAGAGGGAGTAAATGAAAGTGAACAGTAGGATAGAGGACATCATACAGGACATACGAGATTTAAGAGATGATAAATCTCATGTATGCCCTAATGATAAAGACGATCAGCTAGAATGTACTTGTGTTAAGTATGATCGTGTCATTGATAAATTAGAGGATTTGTATAGAATGATGATAGCCCAAGGCTTCATAAACTAATGAAAAGCAAATACTCTTATGACAATGTTTTACCCGATTACATAATTAACAATCACGACAACGAAAAACGGACAAAGCGCAAATGTTTTCATTGTGGTAAAGAAACACTTATGACTAAATTCCAACGGTGGTGTTCTTCTCATTGTAAATTCATGGCAACGCAGGATTGCGACGGTCATGCTCAAGAAGATTTTAAGGTTAGTAAATGATTAAATTATTAGTTTATTGGTTTATATTATTTAATCTTATTCTTTTTCTTGAATCTGCATATCATCATGGTCGATTGTTTTTATTTCCATTCCAATAGACTCGCCATTGACAACATTGTGATCTCTAATCTCTTTTAGTTTGGCTTCTAACTCTGGTCTGGACATATTATCAAGTGAGGCAGTCACTACTTCCTTACGATCTACATAGAAACCCGCTAACTGACCGCGACGAAACTCAGCTTGAACAGCAGGTCCCAACTGACCATTAGCAATCGCTTGTTCTCTTAATCTTGACAGTTCTCGTTGATGACTAACAAAAGTAATCTTACTTGCTTCTGCATACTCTCTTTGTAAGTCCTCAATAGCTTTTACCACGTTAGGAAAGTATTTAGGATTTCTTAGGTTGCAGGCTTGTGATACTGCTGATCTTTCAGAATATCCTGCCTGTCTAGCACATTCCGTCGCCGTGAGGCGACCATTTTCTTTTACAAAGATTTCTACAAATCTTTTCTGTTTAGGCGATAGATCGCCATTTTTAATCTTAGGCATTTTTTTACTTTAATACACTTTTTCAATTCTGTATAGATTATTTTAATTCAATATTATAATTAATAATACTACTTTCAGTTCAAAAAAGACATATAGAGTGAGTTACTTATGGTTACCTGTGGTTACGTCATCAAAGTAACCGTATTATTGTTGATTTACAATGGTTTTTGACTAAAGTTACGTGGTTACGTCTATTTTGTCGAATTTGAAAAACTACAAATCACTTTCAGTTTAAAATATCTATAGGAAACTAAATATTGACAAAATAATCCTATAAATTTATAGTTAAATAGGGCTAATGAACTATTCCTCCTTTATAACTATAGGACCCCTTTCTTCGAGGTCGTTTTTTCATTGAGCATTAGCCCTAAAAAATGTTGCAATGATAATTGTGAAAAAAACGCAGTCGTAATAATCAGAGATATTTTGTTTTATTGTGCAGAATGCTACATCATGATAAAAAAATTAAATGAAAAAAAACCCTCAAATTGAAGAAATCAGTCCCATGGTCCTTGTTTCGTGGTACGACGCCAAAGACGGAGAAACAGGTTGGCATAGCCTAGAGGATATAAAAAAAGAAAGACTAGCCATTTGCCATTCAATAGGTTGGATGGTATACAAAGACAAAGAAAGAACTGTGATCATGTCAGATTATTCAGAGTTCGATGAAGAAAAAGAGGGCGGACGACACATCGTCATTCCGTCAGGTTGGGTAAAATCAATTGCCTTTTTAGATGTAAAAAGATTGGAGAGAAATTAAAATGGATATGCAAAGACTATTAAAATCAGTGCGGGACCACGAAGGCTACCGCAACAAAGTGTATCTCGACACATTGGGAAAAAGAACCGTGGGCGTCGGGCACCTTTGCGTCGAAGATTTTTGGGAAGATGATAAAGAATACGACGAAAAATTTTTAATGGAAATATTAGAAAAGGATTTAGAGAACGCAATATCAGGAGCAGAAGAGCTATTAAAAGGTTGTAATTTACCTTCTTTAGCTAATGAAATTGTAGTGGAAATGGTTTTTCAATTAGGAAAAACAGGAGTCTCTAAGTTTCATAATTTTTTAGCTGCTCTAAGAGATGATCCACCTCAATGGTTGACAGCAAGTGAAGAAATGCTCGATTCGCGTTGGGCCAAACAGACCCCGAACAGGGCAAAGAAAATGTCAGAGCTTATGGCAAGTCTTGCATAATGGAAGAAGAAGTCATACCAGAGGTCTGCCCTGTTTGTGAGTTTGACTTGGAGGACTGCGATTGTTTCACATACTAATAATCATATTCTTACTACTTATTACGATTTTATTAGGTTTTTTATGTATTATGATCTATGCGATTGGCGATCAGTTGCACGAGAGCCGAGATCCCAATAATAAAAGAGATTGATTTTTAATCTTCGCTTAGTATAAAATAGGAAGTTTACACTATATACAAGGAGATTATTATGAACATTGATGAAATGAAGAGCGTTATTGTCTACTTAACAGACAAAGTAACCAAATTAGAACAAGAGAATATTGCACTATCAAATAAAAAAATATGTGAATGTGAAGAAGAAGAAGAGGCATCAGTGCCTGTAGGGAACAACATTATTAGGTTATTTCCTTACACGGAGGCGTAAGCGAATACGGCGACGATTGCGTCTCTTTTTGGACCCTATCTTACGTCGCCCCTTATGCTTTTTCTTTTTTAGAACGGAGCTCATCTTTATCCTGATCTGACTGTTGAATCCTTGCTCTCCAATAATCTCTTTCTTTCTCTGTTAAATCTTCCCAGCGTGAGTGTTTAAACCCTGTCTTATCAACTTTATATCTTAGGTTCTTTGCCCTTTTATCGTACACAGTTGTTTCAGTCATGAAGTCCACTAATATTTTTTTCGTGTTTTTTCCATAAACGACGGCCCTCTTCTAAAGTTATTTCCCAATCAATGACATCAAACTCTTTTATAGAACCGTCAGTATAATGAACTCGGACGCGATTAACCACGTCACCTGACTCTTGATTTTTTTCTTGAAATCTTACGACGCCACTAACTATTTTTTTTGTCATCCTTTACGTGGCCCTGAGGGGGCATATTTGTAAAGTAAATGGAACGCACATCTTTTATGGCGTGTTGTAGTTCGGCTTTCTCTCGTAATACTCTGTATAGTTCTTTGATATGTTCAGCGTGATCATGTTCTTTACTTGTGATGTACGCTGGTACACTTGTTAATAAAACCTCTTTAGCTTCTAACTCTGATAGATCTCCTATCATTTTATTTAAAACTGATATGTATAATGCTCTCTTTACGTTATCTTTATTCTGTTGTTCTTGCACTGTGGTCCTCTCCATTCTGTACGATTGGTTGATTACTTTCTTGTTCGTGTTCTTTGTCAATTAAATAATGTAAATAAGAACCCATAGACATATATTTCTTTTGTGCCATGGGCTTTGCCTTATTGTACACATCAATTTTTATAGCTACAGATTTATATTTAGTAACATCTGTCATTTCTTTCTCCTAAATATTATATCTTTTGTCATATAATAATAGGTATATATGGGAATTTATATGATAGTCAAGGATATAATTTAAATTCTAAACCGATAACCCACCCGACATTACCCTCGACTTCGTAAGCAGGAGCTATGAACCAATTATCTTTTTTAATTCTAATCATAGGTGCAAGACTTATTCCACTATATCCAGTTACCACTCCATATTCAAAAATAGAGTGTTTTTTACCTATATAAGCGCTAATATTACTTTCACTATTATAATAAACACCAGATATGGTGCTATTTACTGTGCAACGTGCGTGAGGATGAATAGAATTATATTGATTATCTAAACCAACGTGAATAGATAAAGCTAATAAAATTGATAAACAGTTCAAAAAACCTAAGTATCCTGTTTATATAAAATATCCTCTAAACTTGCGGCTTGAACACAATTAAATGATAGGCTGACATATCCTTCTAAGTCCGTGAGGTCCTCTTGAACCCATTGATAATATTCATTACATTCTTCGTAGTCAGGGTGAGTAACTTCAGACGCTACTCTTAAACATTTTTGATCCATACCCGTGCCTACACACATCCAACCAATTAAAAAATATTTTAGCATTTACTCCTTTTCAATATACTCGAATTCTACTTTCAACCTTATCTGTTCCTTGGTCCGTTGTCTAACAATCTTTGAGCCTGGTCGCCAACTTTTTGTCCTGCGTGATGTTGTCTTAACATCTATCAACCTAACCTCACCAGTTTCGTGGTGAACTAATACCATATCAATGGGGCCCGAACTAGATACGTTTTTAAATACCTCATAGCCTTGCTCTAAGAATTTAATTATGGCTTTGTACTCGCTAATATCACCAATTACCCTTTTTTCATTTCTCCCCATGATGATCCTATGTCCATGTCTACTTTTAAAGGCACCTTTAATTGCACTGTATTCTCCATGGTTTCTTTTATTTTTTGAGCTTGTTCTTCAGATTCAATAGAACAATTTAATTCATCGTGAACTTGTATGTGAGATACTACTCCTTGTTCATACAAATCCACCATAGCTTTTTTAGTCATATCTGCGCTTGATCCTTGTATTAATCTATTCAAAGCTTTGTAAGTCCATGCACGTTTTAAGTCACGTCCATATTCTTTCTCTGCCTGCCATAACGGCAATGGTTTATGTATACCAAACGCTTTTGGTTCCCATGTATCAAATCTACATTTACGACCTAATAG